CGGGGTTGGTGTATCCAACATTGGCTTGCTTTTCCCGGCGTTATCCAATGTGCACCTAAAACATTTACCGACTAGTTGTAAAGAAGGAGTTTTCGAAGGAATTCGACAGGAGTTGGTAGATGTGTATCCTGTTTTATCTCAATTCCCATGAACTGTAACATTCTCGAAAAGTTTCTTCCAAAACAAATCTCAAATTCTGAAAACGTTACTATTTTCCAGGCTATCTCTGAAAAATCTTTGTTCATTCCAAGGTTAGCGTAGTAGAGACCTAAGGCACGTGAAGCGACATCATCCCAGCGCTTATCAGGACTTTCAGGAAACATCAATGATGCTAACAAATCTGATTCCTTTTTCTTAGCTAATCCATGATTGATTTGGAAACCAAGAAATATGATGTCATCTATAAAATAGGTGGAGTTTGATTTTTCTACATTAACTCTCATCCCCAATTCGATTGCGAACTTCGACAGTGTTTCTAATGATACCTGGGTTGACATCGAACATATTGAGTCATCTCCCAGAAACAAAGCGTCAAATGGAGGGCGACCATAAGCTTTTATGAACATGTAATTTAAAGCCAATGAATTGCAGATTGACCCGACTATCTGAGTAAAATAGCTGCCACTTGCAATTCCGCTTGTCTTGCGAAATCTTTTGCCGGTTGCCATGCGAATGGTGGTATTAATAAAGTAATTTTCAATTACTTTAAACATTCTATATGTATTTCGAGCATCGGCGACACCTCGGTGGCGATAATTAACAAAATCTATGTTCAATCTTAAAATATTGAAAGCTACTCTAATCATCCAAGTTGGTACAGTCTTATCAAACTTGGAAAAGTCAAGGGCTGTGTAACATGTCGGAACGTTACCGCGAATAAAGCGTCTGCGAACGCGCTGAGCTCCTCCATTGAAGGTCTCGAAACCGTATGCGATAGGTTTGTTTACCTCTGGTATCTGTTTATACGCATCTAGTAAGGGTAAAGCGAACATTGCTTCACCAAAAGTTACAGTAGCGGGGTATCCCCATACTGCTCTAACCTTGTGCTCATCATCTTTACAAATGTGAGAACGGACGAATGCACAACAATCAGGTAATCTAATATCTTTACCTCTCTTGATTTCATGCCAGAAATGTCTTACTTGTCTTATTCTTTCCGGGTCGTCTCGTATCTGTCCTTTAGTTTTAATACCATATGATGTCCATGGTAATCCAGGGCTCTTATTCCAAATATCCAAATCCTGCTGAAAAACTTCATTTAAATGTAGCATTTTAACTGGGTTACTTAATAAAAACTTTCGTGTTGTATGATAAATTGCTAAATCTACAGCTGGGTCATCTGGCTGTGTTGAAGAATTGCTGAATTCTCGTAAATCGTTTTCGATTAAGGATTGAGTCACTGGTGATCTACGAAGGTGGAGATCGTAGTCAACTAAACCATCCAAGAAGGGTGTTGGGTGGATGGTAGTAAATGTTTTCGAAGAAAATCCTTTTCCTCTGCCAATATAAATTAGCGGCATTGTAAT